TACTATCCAACATTTGTTGAAAGTAGAACTACTGGCCAAACCGTTAGAGCTGATGTTGATTTGTCATATAGAACAGATACAAATACATTAACTGTTCCAAATATAGCCGGTAGCTTAACAGGCAACATCTTTACGACATTAATCGATTCTGCTGATTCATCAGCAATTACAGTTACTCCTGCTGTGATATTCAGTTCAGATGTTAATGTTGAAAATGAATTGTATATTCGAAACAGCAGAGTTATTAACTTAACAACATTAAAATCTGTTGTGGCGGCATCAAGTAGCTTTGCAGATTTCCAATCACGTATAGCAGCACTATAATAGAGTAAATATAAAAAGAGAGCGTAGATCATGACAATACAAACAATAAACATAGGTAATATCGTTAATGACGGGTTAGGTGATGACCTGCGCACAGCGTTTCAAAAAGTCAATGCTAACTTTTCAGCACTCGACGCCGAACTCACAGTATCTGCAGAAAATATTGGAACTGCCAGTGACGGTGTAGGATTGTTCAAACAAAGAACTAGTAGGACTCTCGAATTTAAAAGACTCAAAGAAGGTCGAAACATTCAGATAGATGAATACGATACATATCTAGAAATTAAAAATACCGCAAGTGATGCTTTTATTAGATTTGATACTGATGCAGGCACTGTTACAGCCGCGTCTTATCCCGCAATAACATTAGAAGGATATCCAGCACCCAATTCAGTTTCAGGACAACAAGATATTGAAGTCACCGCGTTAGGCAGCTCTGTAAGATTCAAAACTGTGATTCCCGTAACTGATATCTTAACAACCTACGATTTTGGTTTCATCAACGGTACATTTAACAATGCAATGCAATTTGCATTTACATGGTCTAACATCGAGTTCGGAGACATAGAAAATCCATCAACTGTTGGTCTAGACTGTGGCAGCATCTAAGGTAAAAAAATGATAACCTGGAATACGCCTCGAGGCAACCTAGGAACAAAGAAAGAAAGAGAAATCACGTCTATTACCTTAGACGCAGATTCAGATGTCGGTGATGTTACATTTAAGTTAATCGCTGGCTCTTTGCCTAGAGGACTGAGATTGGTAGGAAATCTTATAAAAGGAACTCCTACAGAAGTCAAAGCATACACCACTAGTCGATTTGTTATCCGAGCACAAGATTCTCAAGATCTAGAAGATAGAACTTTTAGTATATCAGTAGACGGTGCAGATGCACCAACTTGGATTACCAAAGAAGGATATCTGCAGGTTGGTTACGAAGAAGCTTATTTTGTTCTCGACAACAGCAGAGTCAATTTTCAATTAGAAGTCTACGACTCAGATGTTATTGTCGGTGATCGATTAGAATACTATCTCATGCCTATGGGAGGACAACTACCTCCGGGATTATCTCTTTCTAAAGACGGTGTTATATCAGGATTCACTGATCCCATTTTTTCAGTTGACTATAACGCATCGTTGAATGGAGGTTACGATACTGGATCATTTGATATTACTCCTATCGACTTTGTCGAAGCAAAATCCAATGGCTTTGACGACTATTACTATGATAATGTAACATATGACTACAGTGAACCCAGTCAAACTCCTAGAAGATTAAGTAGAAGCTACTCATTTGTTATTGCTGTAACAGACGGATCAAACATAGTAAGAAGGACTTTTAAAATTTATGTTGTCACTGAAGAATTTTTAAAAGCAGATAATAGCATTGTTCAAGTCGGTACCGGCGTGTTCACTGCTGATGCTTCTGCTGATCGTGTTCCTTTTTGGATCACTGATAGTAACCTCGGTCGCTATAGATCTAATAATTACGTAACTTTGTTTTTAGATGTATATAACCCGCCGAGTTTACCAGGAACGATAACTTATTTCTTATTACCTACTAATCCCGATAATTCACCAAGTACGCCACCTCCTGGACTAGAGATAGATAGTGTTACCGGAGAACTAGCAGGCAAGGTTCCGTATCAGTCTAAAATCAGTAAAACATATTCCTTTACTGTGGAAGCTGTGAATTTCCCTTCCACGTTGTATGAATCTAATTATACTTTAGTTGGGTCGTGGAATGCAGCCACTAACTATGCTGTAAATCAAGCAGTAAGATATCTCAATTACATCTATATCTGTTTAGCAGATAATCGAGCAGTACTTCCAACCAATACTACCTATTGGGCGGTTGGTGTTTCAAGTGCAGCAAAAACATTTAACATAGAACTTGTTAGTGAAATCGAAAGCGCAATTTCTTGGATATCTGATGAAAATCTAGGATCAATTAAACCAAATCAACCAAGTCAACTTTATGTTGAGGCAGAAACAATAATATATGGTGGTAGATCTACATACAGAAAAGTTTCTGGAGAGTTGCCTGTAGGTCTAGAATTTTTATCTAACGGAAAAATTCAAGGCAAGGTAAAACAATTTGCCGACGCAGACGGCCCTGGGCTTACTAGATTTTTTGAAGATGCCTCACCAGAACCAAGATCGTTTGATGTTATATTTGATGGAGGCGGCACCACCTTTGATAGAAAATTTACATTTGTAGTAGAAGCCAGCGATTCATCTGGATTTTCAAAAATACAAAAAACATTTTATTTCACAGTTAACTCCAGCGTTGATAAAACATTTGCAAATCTTTATCTCAAAGCATTTCAAACAAAAGAAAAGCGATTGGCATGGAGTAATTTTATTACCGATGCAACTATTTTTAATCCTGCTGAATTATATCGTTCAGGAGATTTAAATTTCGGAGTTCAAACAGAACTTAAAATGTTATTGTTTGCAGGTATAGAAAGCACAGCAGCAGAAAAATATGTGTCAGCAATGGGACACAATCATTATCGTAAGCAGATCTTTTTTGGTGATATTAAAACTGCAAAAGCTAGAGATCCCGAAACACAAGAAACAGTCTACGAAGTTGTCTATGTCGATATCAAGGACGATCTAGAAAAAGAATATTATGTGCCTATTGTATTAGATCCTGCACTTTATATCCTAGGACAAAGATTAGTAGGTCGACAAAGCATATCAAGTGTAGTAGATCTACCAGACAAAATTAACAGTCCTGTGTTAGTTAGCTATGATGCTATCAAGGTCGACAGCGATGTACCTTTCGTCAGCGATAAAGATCATCAACGAATTTTTCCAAACAGCATTTATAACATGCGAAGTCGAATATCGGAAATTGGGGAAAGGGATCGCAGCTTTTTGCCTTTGTGGATGAGAAGTATACAAGACGATGCTTCGTATGAAAGTGGATATGTCAAAGGGCTGATTTTGTGCTATTGTCTGCCAAATAAATCTGCAGGGATTGTAGCAAGAATAAAAGCAAAAACTAATTATGCATCTAGAGGCGAATGGGCTGAAACTATAGCTTATCAGATCAATGACTCTGTGGTTTATGCAGGAGTTTATTGGACCTGCATCAAGGAAAACACCAACGAAATTCCTTCTGCAGGAATCTATTGGATTGAAAATTTCAATTTTAACAATATTAATTTTACAGCAGATCGCTATCTAATTGATATATTAGACGGGGAAATAGAGGATAAATATCTAGCATTTCCGCAACGTGGAGAAAAACTACCGTGACAAGCAACATAAATTATACATCAATCGATGAAAACTTTCCTTATCCAGGTCAGGATAATGATACTCAAACCTTTAGAGATAATTTTGATACGATCAAACAGAGTCTTAGCACAGCCAAAGACGAAATCACTGATCTACAAGACAATACCGCTAAAGTAAACAACGATAACGATTTTGGACTGAACATCATCCAGAATGCGGTATTGCAAAACAATCGTGAACAAAAATGGGACGGTGGGTTAGCCACTGAAAGTCCAACTACTGTAGATTATGAAAATGGTTCATATCAGATTTATAATCTTGGAGCAGACGTTACCATGGATTTTTTAAATTTCCCTGGAGACCCAGTGTTCACTGCAGAAGTAACTCCTATCGGTTCAGGCAAGGTCACATTAGAAATTTACGGAAATGGTGGAGCATCAACTGCGGCTACTGATGTTGAAATGGCTAATTCTTATAAAATTACCAGCCTCGGAACCAGCGATTTCACAACTCTTGGAGCAGCAACTAATACTATTGGCACAGTTTTCACAGCCACTAGCGATGGTTCGGTAACCAGCGGTAATGGAACAGCTACACTAATTCGTAAATTAGATTTCCAAGTATCTGGCTCAACTGTAATTAAGAAAGATCCAAACTTTCCATCTATGATTACCATAGAGCAACAAGATGATCCTATTTTTATAGAAGTATGGAGACATAGTTCTGATACTATTTTCATGCGTTATCTAGGACTATTTTCAGAATAATGTTTCATCCATTTGAAGGTGACCTCAGTCAATTAAAAGACAATGAAGTCGAAGACAAATTGAATGAGCTCAATCGCAAGTATTTCCTAGCCGCTCGTTTGGGCAACAGAGATCTCTTGACACAAATCGCAACTTTTGTTACAATATATAAAGAGGAGATGTCTAAAAGATATCTCGCTAAATCTCAAGGACAACTGGATAACGATTTGGATCAACTGATTAATGTGGACTGAAAATAATACTGAAACAGAATTAATAGAAGGTGTAATAAAACATGGTCCAGAAATTCTGGAACATTGCCAAACTTCTGACAACATACAACAATACCTAGATCGACTGTCTTCAGAACATCTGTTGTATCCGACTCCTAAAAAACAAATCAACAGTTCACATTGGTTCATTCCTCGCGAATATCAAGAAATGGATATCGAAACTTTTGTAGTTCAAAATAGTCCTAAAGAGAATTACGATCGAGTTATACAAGAGTTGCAACTGTTCAAACAACATGATATGATTCCTGTGCTAAAAACTATGAAGTATGTTGTTGATACACTAAGAGCTAACAATGTAGTTTGGGGAGTA